ATAGTAGTAGAAGGACCATTTGATGCCATGGCCATTGATGGTGTAGCCATACTCAGCAATGAGTGTAACGAAGTTCAAGCTGACATCATTGACACCTTGAATAGAGAAGTAATATTGGTTCCTGATGCAGATCGAGCAGGCAGTCGATTGATTACCAATGCCATTGACTACGGTTGGACAGTGAGTTTTCCTGTATGGTTAGAAACCTGTAAAGATGTCAATGAAGCAGTGGTCAAATACGGAGCATTATTTGTACTTCGAACCATCTTAGATGCTAGAGAAACCGGCCGCCTTAAAATAGAACTCAAACGTAAGAAACTATATAACTAGTATGCAAAAAAATTATTCAGTTGACCTACAAAGACTGTTCTTGGAAATCATGCTCACTGACGCACAGAGTTTTGTGCGAGTGCAAAATATTTTCAATGCAGAAAATTTTGATCGTACTATTCGCGAAGCAGCTAAATTTCTTACCGAGCATTCTGCCAAACATGGTGTGCTACCTAACAGCGAGCAAATTGCCGCAGTCACAGGTGTACAATTAAAAATAGTTCCTGAGCTGGATCAAGGGCACCTAGATTGGTTCTTGGAAGAATTCGAAAGTTTTACACGTAGACAAGAACTGGAACGTGCCATTCTTAAATCTGCAGACTTGATTGAAAAGGGTGACTACAATCCTGTGGAACGCTTGATCAAAGACGCAGTACAAATTAGCTTGACCAAAGATCTAGGCACAGATTACTGGGCTGACCCTGCTGATCGTATCAATCGTTATTTTAATTCTGGTGGACAAGTCAGCACAGGTTGGCCACAACTGGACAAAATCATGTATGGTGGGTTTAGTCGAGGCGAACTCAACATCTTTGCTGGTGGATCAGGATCGGGCAAGAGTTTGGTTATGATGAACATAGCACTGAATTGGCTACAGCAGGGCTTACACGGCGTTTATGTTACACTAGAACTCAGCGAAGAACTAACCAGTTTGCGTACAGACGCCATGTTAAATGACATGAGTACCAAAGAAATTCGTAAAAGCATCGAAGATACTGCACTCAAGGTCAGGGTAGCCAGTAAACGAGCTGGTAGTTATCGTATCAAATACTTGCCAGCACAAAGCACTATCAATGAAAGAGTATCAAATTCAAACAAATACTCGTGTAGACTTTGTGATGATTGATTACTTAGACTTGTTGATGCCAGTGTCGGCCAAGGTATCGCCCAACGATTTGTTTGTCAAAGACAAATATGTGTCGGAAGAACTACGTAATCTCAGCAAAGAACTAGGCATGCTGATGATCACTGCGTCGCAGTTAAATCGTAGTGCGGTTGAAGAAGTAGAGTTTGATCATAGTCATATTTCAGGTGGTATCAGTAAAATTAACACAGCAGATAATGTGTTTGGTATTTTCACCAGCAGAGCCATGCGTGAACGTGGCAAGTATCAAATACAGTGCATGAAGTCACGTAGCAGCACTGGCGTAGGTCAAAAGATTGATCTAGATTATAACATGGAAACCATGCGTATCACCGATCCTGGCATCGACACTGAACAATCAAATCGTCCTACATTAAGTACAACCATGGAAAGAATTAAAACCAACACTGTGGTAAAAGATGCAGACCCGGCGCCTAACATAGCAAAGAATACCACATCGGAATCGAGCAAATTAAAAGAGATGTTGGCCGGCTTGAAGCGATCGCAAGTATAACTTAATAAATAAGTCATACGGAGATTATCTTGCAAAAGCGTACTAAAAGTATATTGGCCGAACTAGATAGTTTAGGTCTTAACAAAGACAAAGAAAACTTTGTTGAGACCAGAGCTACCAATGTGATTCAAGGTGCCATCTATTTGTTGCAATTTATCAAAGAAAACTATGATCACGAAACTGCGGGTGAGCTAGAGCGTAGACTGATTAACAGCATACGCAGTGGTGATTCTGCTAAATTCACTAGAGGTATAAGGCGCCTTAGAAATGACTAATTTGCTAAAGTTATACGAAGGTGGCAATGCTATCCCTAGGTCAAATCCTGTTAACCGTGAGGATGTGCCTGGAGTTGTTAATCAAGCCAAGAACTTGATTCCACCGGAAATAGCCAAAAGTCTGCAGGCCGACATAGGCAGTGCTGGATTCAAGATCAAGTCAGGAGACATTGACTTATTTGTTGAAGCCCAGGATGTGGTAGACTTTTTCGACACTGGTGCCAGCCGAGATCCAGTCAAAGATGCCAAGCAGTTATTTAAGAAATACTTTGAAAAGCAAGGTATTGAAAGCACAGTTAGTGGGCGTAATGTGCATATTGGAATTCCTTATACTGCTCAAGATGGTCAAAAAGGACTAGCACAAGTAGATGTCATGGTTATTCATGACGCTGCTATCGTTGCACCATGGCATCAACATGGTCCGCGTGGATCTTATGATGATCCCGACTTTAAAGGCAGCGAAGTGTTTATATTGATGAGCAGTTTGGCCAAGTTTAAGAACCTAAAGTTTGACGCTTTTGGTGGCAAATTAATGACCCGTGATACCAATGAAGTGGTAGGTAGAACCAGAAAAGAAGTTGCCAAAATCTTGCTGAACCCTAAGGCCAAAGAAACAGATTTAAACAGTGTAAAAAGTATTATGGCAGCACTGGCCAATGATCCTGATCGTGAAGGCAAGCTAGCAGCAGCCAGACAAGATGCTGCTCGTGGATTACTGCGACTACCAGAAACTGCTCAAGTTGGTACCGCAGCTTGGTTTAGAACTCTTACTGATCGTATCCAATGACATCATTTATTGATTATTTGGTTGAAGCCGCAGCTGACCCACGAATTCCGCATCCTGAGGACAGCATATTCATCAGCAGTGATTCTGCTGCTCAATATGTGCAAGCATTAAAAAGCATAGCACAAAATCCACAGGCGGTTAGTATAAAATGGGATGGTGGTATTGCATTATATTTTGGTCTTGATCCGCAGGGTAGATTTTTTGTCAACGACAAATACATGCCTGATGCGTTTTTTGCCCATAGCCCAGCCGATTGGCAAAAATATGACACACAGATCAAACGCAGTCGTACAGCTAGGCCTGAATTATACGATAAGCTAGCAGGGTTTTGGACAGGATTAAAAAATCTAGTCACAAGAGCTCCCGGTGTTTACAAAGGCGACCTAATGTTTGCACATCAGCTGCAACCCGTCAACGACATGTTTATTTTTAAACCTGTCACTGTGGAATATCGTGTGCCTGTCAACAGCGAACTAGGTCAATTAATTGCAGGCAGACAGGCTCTAATAATAGCACACCAATTCAATGGCGCTCCCTGGAAAGGACGCACAATGACTAATCCAGTGGTATCTGTGGTGCCCCCTAATATTGGTGCTAGTTTTCAAGTCAAGCAACCTGTAAAATTGGTATCAACAGCTGAAAAAGCAGTGAATTCTTTAGGCGCTGCTGCTGATCAGTTCAGAGCAGGAATGCCAAAGAGCTATAGCGATCTACTACAGCGTTACTTGAATCAAAGAATCACTCGTCAGACTGGTGATGATCTAGCAACTTGGTTAAAAACTGCTGCTAAACCTGCTCAGATTAAATTCCTATTAGGCAACGGCGATGGATATCTATACCAAAACAAAAAGGGGCTAGATGCACTTTTTGCTATTTGGAACAGCATCAGTGCATTAAAAGAAAACCTAGCACAGCAACTAGAATCACAGGTAACAGGCATGCAGCAGATAGTAGCCGGGCAAGCTCAGGGTGAAGGTTTTGTGTACCCTTCTAAACAAGGCTTGGTTAAGCTGGTTCAACGTAGCAGTTTCGGCGCTGCCCACTTCAACGGATTCAACGCAGCAAAATAATACAAAGATCATAAATAAAAACATACGCACCAGCGTAAAAATTTAGAAAGAGGAAAAATAAAATGCCAGCATTTACAAGAACAAACGGCGGCGCAGCCCCAATGGAACAAGTAGGTCGTGACCTATTTTTCAAAACCTTTACAAAAGGTTCAGCAATGACCCAAGCTGACCTAGATAATCTAGTTCAAGCACTACAAGGAACTGTCACAGTTACCGCAATCGGTAGTTTTACTGCTGGATCAAGTACAGCAGTAAACATGGTTATCGAAGGTGCGGATGTTGCCAATGCTGCTAACACACCAATCACTGGAATCACATCCAGTAACTTGTCATTCTAATCAAACTAGTATTGACACAAAAAGCCCTGTTTAACAGGGCTTTTTTTATGAGCATGGTTACAACCTATAAATATTTTCATGAATCGCATTGCTGTGTATACATTAATTGACGTTACAACCACTGATGTTACCAACAACGATGCCGAAAATCAACAACAACGGAACCAACAACGCAATTGGGAAACTGTAAATCAAATAATTAATCTACGCATAGAATCACAGGTAGAAGCTGTACCACGTACTCCTATGCAGGTTAATGTGGACAGTCATAAGTTTGGTAGTTATTATCGTGGGTATCATCAGTGCTGGAAGTTTATTTTTCAATTTGATTCTGGGATCGATTGTGCTCAGCACCTAGAAAAATTAAGATTTGATTTTGATAATGTACCTATCATTACCGGGCTTGATGAAACCATAGATCTTCCTTACCCAGTTTTTTGTGTGAATGGAGCTTTGACAAATACCTACTTTAGAGTTTTATAGCATTTGGGTTAAATAATAAAATATACTACTTTAGTGTAGTGTACTACCTTTATCAGGATTTAAATAAAAATGTCAGCTTCGGATATTGAAAAGGAAAATTTGGAGGCCCATGTGGAATTGTGTGCTGAAAGATATAAACAATTAAATGTCAAATTGGATAGCCTCGATAACAAAGTCACTGCCATGGAGGGTATGATTTCGGACATTAAAAATACTCTGTCTGAAGCCAATGACAAGCATAACCGTCAATTAATTACCATTGGTACCAGTTTGATAGTGGTGTTGATTGGGGCCATGATTACGCTAATTGTAAATTTAAGATGAAAATAGTAGAATTCATGGGCGGCTTACAGTTGCCCATTACCAACGAAGAATCCGACGTACTAGTCAAGTTTCCGGATATAGAATTTATCATTGAAAAGGCTGCTCTCACTGAACGAGAGCAAGTGATAGCCAATCAATTAGTCAACAAAGGTGTCTTAGTAAGACGAAATCAAGATGGAAAAATTACCTACCGAAAGCAAGTCGATAGTTGAACAAGCAGTAGCCCAAGCAG